CCTGCGGTAAATTCTAGATCTTCAATGGAATTGACTTTGATACGCACCACGTCGGGCACGTCAGGACCAAAGTAGCCATCTGCATTTACTGTCACATAGCCTCCTTTGGCGCCGGTTTGGAAACCCTTGACAAGTGCAAAGGTCACATTATTAACAGGGGTATTGCGATAACTACCAGATTTGACCAAAATAGTCGACATACAAGCTCCTTCTTAATTGTTTTAATAATACTATTATACAGAAATGATCATTTCCGGTCAACCATGCGTTTCAGCGAGTCTTCATAGCGTATCTGTGCCAGGAAAACTGTGTAGATAAGAAAAATGCAAGACGTGATACCCAATCCAATCACAATCATAGGAACCATGTTGGCGGTAACAACGGTGCTTAAAAAGTAAAAAAATGCCGTGGTTGCCAATACTATGGCTATCATACCTGCGGTCATTGCTCCTGCTCTTAAATGTTGATTCATACTTTGTCTTTCTCAAAAAAGTGTTGTCTAAAAACTACATTATGTCACTATTATAGCAAAGAGCGGGTTTTAGGTCAAGTCATAAAAAAACCCTACATGTAGTAGGGTTTTTAGAGTTGGTCAACAATCATACCAGTAATTGCCAATAAGCAGTATCAGTGATTGGAATACCAATTGGAACCGCCTGTAGAGATCTATATTTTAAACCAGCGTTGGTCACATAAACACCAACTCCCCAAGTCTTGGTGTCGTTCCATGTGGCATACGTGATAGCAGCCGATAATATATTAACTGTTGCCGCAAAAACTCCACCAGCCGGAATTGTCCAATACCATTGACCAGGCAAATCATTTTGTGGAGGCCCTTCTAAAGCAATCCCGTTGAGTGTTTCACCTGTTAAAGGATCGTAGTAAGTGATTCCATCTATTGTTACACTGTAAGGAGATGTAAAATTGCTCGGATCATATTCATTGTTTCCCAAGGTATCTGTTAGCAACAATGTTCCACCGCTGACAGTTATTTCCATGGCTTGTGTACCCTGGAAAGTATATTCCTTTTCCCAGGTAAACAGATTTACACCAATGTTTACACCAGTATCTGGCATTACCGGAAGAGGTTGGTCAACTGTGTTTACTGTGCCGCTGAACACAATATTACCATCAATTTTGGCAACTATGGTGACAGGATCGTTTCCGTAGCCCTGTCCTTTTTGTATAAATGTACGCATTTTTGAAATCTCCGTCTACGTGTATTTAGTCCGATTACACATTCCAAAATTCATTAACCACAGAATCCTGTAACTCTCCTGGTTTAGGGTTTCCATGGAAAATTAACACGCTGGTACGCTGATCAATTGCTGTTCCTGTGCCTGGATTTTGATAACATTTGCGCCTAAAATTGAACCCACCATCCAGGCACTGCCAACGCCAGCTTTTAACACGTACGGTGTCAAAAAATCTACGATCTGCCGACCCAATTGCATCGTTGATATAGTCTTGATCCCCGTGATATTTAATCAAGATTTTTTTAAGATCTTGCCGTTTAAATGCTTGCCATACGCCATCAAATTTTTGAGTATTCCACCACATAATACTGCTGTTTACTTTGTAATCAGATTCGCGCCAAAGATATTTAAAATCACGCACGGCCCAAAAATAATTCAACGGTTGTTGGCATATCCAATCAATATTGTCTACAATCACGGTGTCTAAATCAAAATACAACAAAGGACCAGCATGGTGTTCAACATTAAACAACTGCATTTTATACCACCAGGCCCGACGAGGGCCTGCGATACCAAAATCTTCAAGTTCATGTTTGATCATTGTAGCAGGAACCGGCCTGTCTTTTTCAGTGTACACATGCAGACGTATGTCGTATGAGAGGTGTTTTTTTAACATCGCAAACAGACGTTCTACATATACCCATGGATAAGCATCTCCGTGAATTACACAGGCACAATCTATAGGAGTGATAATCGTTGTATCCATGTTCCGTTTTTGATGTCTTGGACTTTATATTCGGTATGGCAGATTTCTACCAACCACTGATCTCTGTCCACAGTGTAAGGTCGTTCTACATCTTCTAGTGCAATGCTGACCGGATAAGCCAAACTGGAACTATCTACAATGGGTTTAGTACCGGCCAAGGCGGCCTGTATGCCAGGACCTGAGTTGTAGTTGACCATGGCATGGCAATCAAAGGCCAGGTTGTAGCTGTCATAGGTGTTGGCTATTTTTACAGGTTGTTCTATCTCAACATCCCGAGGTAAATGCACAAGTCCTGCACAGTTTAGAGGACTACGAGGGTGCGGTCTGACCACTATGGGTCTGTCGGTGACTGCTCGCAATCGCTCAACCTGTTGAACGACCCAACTTTCCATGCTGGACAAGCCTGCCACTTGTAGGCTGCGAGCATGTTGTGCGGCTATGACAATCCTGGGATTGCGACTCACATTGATGGCCAGACTGATGCCCAGTTTTCTAGGGCGGTCCCAATCCAGATTTTCTGTGTGTCCGTAGTAACCGTTGGCAGTGATTGAGTTTAGGGCTATCTTCCAGGTTTCGCCACGATACAAGACGCCCACATCTACACATATCACAGGTTTGTCGGCCTCTCGATAATGGCTCCATACAGCCTGATTGGCAGCCATACGACCTGACCAAAGCACACTCCATATAATCACCGCATCGCAATCATAGCTGTTTTCTTTAGTACGGACTCCAGCTTGGTGCAAACTGTCAAGCAAGGCCTGCATGACTGGTCTACTGTTTTGGGCGCATTGAGAAGGAAAGTAGGCTACTGATCTGATCACTAAATATCCGTGTGAAATATACAGTAATTACCACATTTAATTCTCAGGGTTACAAACAATATGGTCAGCGTATGATCCAAACTTTTTTGGAAAATTGGCCAAAAGAAGTTGATCTTGTTGTGTATGCAGAAAATTGCTCTGTGATTGAATCGGCTGAAAACTTGCATGTGTTAGATCTAAACACCAGCTGTCCAGAACTAGTAACATTTAAAAAGACCTGGGGTGCTGTGCCCAAGGCCAACGGCGATGTCAGTGCTGATCCGGTACGTAACAAGAGACGGGATGCAGGCAAAGGATTCAAATGGGACGCTGTGAGATTTGCCCACAAAGTTTACGCGGTATTCCATGCGGCCAAAAATTACGATTCTAATTGGTTGATATGGATGGATGCTGACATGGTATGCCATAGCAAGATGAGCCTGCAGATGCTGGATATATTGTGCGTACCAACAGTTGATTTGTGTTTTTTAGGGCGTGAAAACAAGTATTCAGAATGTGGACTCTACGCCCTGAATTTACGTAGCATGCAAACCAGAATCTTTTTATCCAAGTTTCAAGAATATTACGACGATGCCGAATCTGGAATTTTTACCTTGGCCGAATGGCACGACAGTTTTGTATTTGATCAAGCACGTAAGTTGGTGTCCTTGCGTGAGCTTAATTGGAGTGCAGGTATCATACGCGGAGAAGGACATCCTTTGATCAACAGCCCATGGGGAGCCTATCTTGATCATCTCAAAGGGTCACGCAAAAATGCCGGGCGAAGTTATGCAAAAGATCTTGTTTGTTCCAGGACAGAAAGTTACTGGCAATGAGAAATTACATAATCTGTTTGAGTCAAATTGAAGCGTCATTGACTACAGCTACCAATCTCAAACAACAACTAGAAGAGTATGGAGCCTGGGTTGAACTATTTGAAGGAACCTATGGCAACGATGCTGTGGGCATGATGGATCAAGAAGGTCGCACATTTCATCCCTGGGGTATTAAAGGTCCCGACTGTCCAGCTGATCCCAATGATAAAAGTGTTCTCAAAGCTAGTACTCCCGGTGTCAAAGGTTGTTTCTATAGCCACTATCGGTTATGGCAGAAATGTGTAGAATTAAATCAACCCATTATTGTTTGGGAGGACGACATTGTGTTACGTAGACCGTTTATCCCAATCAAATTCAAAGACGTTTTGGTAATAGCTTTAGGCCATCCAACTAAGAGTCAGGGTTATTTAGATTATTTAGAAAATCCACATGGCCGTCCTCGAGCCAAAGAATATCGCCAGGCCAGCATGCCTGGCTGTTGCGGATATGCTATAAAACCACATGCCGCACAAAAATTAATAGAAACCTACGAACGCACCTTCTTGCCAGCCGACAATGCCATTAATCAATATCATGTAAAAATACAGATACACAACTATATCATGGGCACAGCCTTGGTAGAAAAAGATGGCAAAAAAAGTCTTACCCGTACCAAATTTTGGAACAAATTGGTCGAAGAAGCCGACGATGAGGCAACAGAGGAGTAACTATGTGGATTTTGGCTACCCGTACTCGAGTTGATAGCTGTGAAAGATTCATACAAGGATGGATTGAATCGCAGGCATCAACGCCTGTGTATGTGCGGTTGGACGAGTGTGATCCATTTATTGAGCAGTTAAAAAATTTGCCGTGGCCAGAACAGTTTACCGTACATGTAGGACCCAGACAGGGTCTGCGTGCGGCCATGGAAGAAATGTTTCAAGCACATCCTCAAGAAGCATGGTACGGAATCTTGGCCGATGATCTGGTGCCGCGTACTCCGGGTTGGGATCAACTGTTGGTCCAACGTGCTGGACGTGGTTGTATCTCATATCCCAACGACCTAGGACGCAAAACCAAACTGCCCACTCACCCTTGTGTGGGCGGAGATCTAGTGCGAGCTCAAGGATGGTTTGGTTTGCCTGTGGTGCGCCACTATTGTGTGGACAGTGTTTATCGCTACATTGGAGATCAGCTGGGCATCAAACATCGCTTGGATGATGTCATAGTAGAACATGTGCATTACTCTGAAAAGAAATCCGAACGCGACGGACTCTATAGAGAAACCAGCCGTTTCAAAGACTCCGATGACACGGCCTACACTGCGTGGTTGCGTGATCAAGGGCCACAACTAATACAGCAATTACGATCACAAGGATTCACTGCTCAATAGCAGTAAAGTTGTAGCTGTGTCCAGGATCATAGGTCAAGGCACTGCCTGTATACTGCTCAACGAGGCGCAAGGCTTCACCCGACGTCCATTCTTCTACGGTGTATTGACTCCAGGCCAGGTGTTCGTGCCAAGCGTCTCTCAACGCAGGTTCTGCAGGATCTTGCCAATCCTCTATGCGTTGATCGCCACAGGCCCAGGTAGGACAAGGTTCGGTACTGAGAACTTTCTTGCCATACCAAAATGCCTCACAGGTTATGGCCGAACTTTGAGCTACCACGAGATCGGCCCAGTCCAGGTCGTCCCATAGGGTTTGCCAGCGTTGCCATGGCTTTCTGGCTTTGTAGCGTATGCGTACATCGGCACCAGGAAACTGAGCGGCCATGTGTTCAGCCCATTGTTCTGAAGTTTGATGGCCCCACGAAAGACTGGTCAGTTTGCTGGGAGCTATCAGCACACGTTTGACCTGTTGTACTTTCCATGGATGTCTGGGCAGGTTCATGACTGCCCATCTACAGTAAGGAACTGGCATTAGTCTAGTATTGGCCCAGCCATTCACGCTTACACGCCATAACCAACGATGCTTTAAAGTGTGGTTGCCCACATAGCCACGTCCAATGTACAAAGCCGGCTGACCACGATTTAGCCAGTGCCGCACATACCAACTACGCACATCTGAACCTGCAATGACCAACTGATCTGATGAAACTTGTCGCCAATCATCAATTGTGTTTATCTGATCAAAATGTTTGTGCCACGCTGGTAACCACGGATGGTCAGCAGGAAATTCTTGACTTAATATTTGAACCGGCATAGTCAAACAAACTGCCGTATGTGTCGCCAGGCCTCTCCTGAACTCAGTTCAGCAAAGTTCCAATGACTCATGGCCAGGCTTTCCAACCAGGTTTGCCGTTCAAAAGTCTTAGGCGATTCAATCTGACTAACATCTGTGTTGGCCACAGGGTATGCCTGGCTATTACGTGGTTCTGGATCTGTGACAAACACCGGAATGCCTTCTATGGCACCGGCCACTCCTGGACTGCTGTTGTAAGTGACCACTGCCCAGGCATTGTGCAAATCGTCTTTGAGATTAGGTATTGCACTTATTTCCCATCTAGGATCTGCTTGCAAATATTCTTTGGCCTGCTTGTCTCCTGGATGCGGTCTAACACGTATAGGACGATCTGAATATTGCCGTATAAGATCTACAGTCTGATTCAACCAGGATATGACTGACAATCCTTGCATGCTCCACCCACCGTGTCTTTGGGTGCAGATCAAGATATGATGGCCTTGTGTGCGCCAATCTCTTGGATACACATCAAGATCACGTTGTATCTGCTCCCATCGTGCAGGATTGATTAGGCCATCAAAATAACTGCCTGTGGTAGGAAATACTCCATCAAAACTGTACCGCAGGTAGTTGGCTGGATGATTTCGTTGTTTGTAATTGAAAAGATTACTGTCTACGACCACTAGTCTTTTGCCGGCCTTGCGTTGTGCGTCAATAACCTGTTGTCGTAAAGTCAAATGAGGTGCAGATTTTCCTTGTTCATGAGTCCACCCTTGTATTACCGCTACATCAGCAGGCACTACATTCAAAACATTGTGTGCTATGCCTTGGTCTCCAATACGATTGACACCTTGGATAAATCTGGTCAATATTTCTCTTTTGTTGCTGTTTTTATCGCTGGGCGGTACCGCAGACAAATATCCAACTACACGCATTACAATTTCCTTTGCTGGCAGTATTCGGTAAAAATTCTCTCTCTATGCCATTCCTCGCTTTGTGGAGTATCAGCAAACTCATGGAAACAAGGTGTACCCAAAGTATAATGCAATAACTTGGCGCCAGGATTGGCACCATACTCATCGGGCAACCAATTCCATTCAGACGGTAGTTCACCAATACGATTATCTTCAAGCCAGCTGAATCTATGCAAATATGCACCAGTAGAATGCTGAACAAATTCTGGAGTAAGCTTTCTGTTTGGCCAGCTACTGCAATTCCACAGTATCACACTTGACCAATTTTTCCTAGGGTAATCTTCGTTCTTGGCGCCCATGTATTTCTTTTTCATACGTGTTTTGTAGTCATGTTTGACCACCATGACATCTTTGTCGTATTCTCTTAGATTCCAAAGCTTCACGATGTCATCACGAACGACCATGTCGCCGTCGATGAATATGGCCCAATCTGTGTAGCCCATAAGATGTGGTACCAAAAATCTACTATACACAAAGTGATTGGACCCATCTGTGTGTGTTTCCTCGTAGTCTTGAAATAAGTTCAATGCCATGGGCATGATTGCCACCGGTTGGCTGGCATGGCGGATAATGCTGTTGACACACACATGAAAAGCAATGGCCTCTCTGGGATCATAACCTACAAATACTGGTATAGGAGTCATTGCCTTACTATGTCCTGTTCGTCGCAACGATCTCCATATTGGATTTCTACAATTTTCAAAGGTCGATCAGACTCGTTGCGTAGTTGATGCCAGTTCCCTTGATCTACCCAAAAGTGCTCGTGCATTTTCAACTTGTCTACAAACACAGGATCTGGACCCAGTTTCATTGTATACACACTGCCCTGCCCTTCAGTTACCATCCAAAATTCACTGCGATCATTATGATATTGCATGCTTATGCTCTTGCCTGGATCCAGAGTGAGTTCTTTGACTTTGAATCCAACACCTTCGTGTAAAACTCTATAGTATCCCCAGGCACGTTCAGTCTTGGGAGCTTTCCATTCTTGCAGGATCCAACTACTAGAATTAGCTTTTTCAGTACCGCCTACGCCAAACACAAACTCTACATCAGGAACAATCATTTCTGGAATGTTGTTAGATGTTCTATCCCCACCGTTGGCAAATATGATACGTGCATCCGGATAGTGTGCGCGGACCTGTTGCAACAGATGGCAGGCTGTGCCATCATCGTCGTCGAAAGTATACACTTCGTCTACCATGGCAAGATTGTTTACAACACACAGGCGTTCTGTCCAGGGCATGAATGCACGACCTTTTTTTCGAGCCAACCATTCATCGCTATTGATGCCCACTATGAGCATGTCGCCCAAGGCACGGGCCTCTTTGATAAGTTTAATATGTCCGGAATGTACGGGATCAAAACCACCACTGACTACCACAATAGTTATCATGTGGATATTTATACCCCGTTTATTTTGCTTTTGACTTTATTGTTGAGCCATTGATATGATGCTTTTGTCAATCCAAGGAACTACAAGATCTTGTTGGCGCAAAAAACCATGAGCATATACGCTACGATCAGCTGATTCTGGCAAAAGTTCTAGTTCTGATAGTTTATGCCAGGTCACAGTTTTGGGATCCAATGGTTCGTGTTTGCTTTTGTAAACCACAGCACGAATCCACGGATCTTCCGGTAATTGTTGGAAAAATCCACTGCGGCAATCCCATCCGGCTGTGGCCAACATCTGCATCAAACTAACCATGGTATGATGATAATAACAGCCATTTGGTAAATGATAAGCAAACTGTTGTCGCTTGAGTTGTATGGTCTGCGGAACTATAATGACTAACATAGCACCCTCGCTGGCAATATGATACCAATCACTCAGGGTTTGTAAGGGATTGATACAAAATTGAAAAGCATCGTGACACCATAACACGTCAAACCCACCTTTGGGCGGGTGAATTTTTGCTTCAAAGTCAGTTGGTTGATACGTCACATTGTGATGATGTTGTGCCATGGGTAGTTGTTTTAAAATATCTACACCCACGCAGTTGATATTCAATGGTTCTGGACTGTCATCACGAGTGGTTCTGGTTGCCCACCATGCTAGATCTTCTCCAGTTCCGCAGCCCAGATCTACTAAGGTCTTGATACTGGCCATAAAATCATCATATTCATAAAGTTGATTCAAGGTCAACAAACTGTGATTATGACTGTCATAGGGATGAATGAATTTCATACCTGTATGTCCTCCATGCCTGCTGTTCTTAAACGAACCACGTGACCCATCTGCCACTGTTTGGTATCTAGACCTTTCATGATACCCAGCCAACGATTGCGTAGCAAGGCCACTTCGTTGATAATGGTTTCAAAGTCAATGACTTCATCTTCACCATCCACATACTTTTCTGCGTCTCTTGAAGTCAAGGCACGTTGATAACCTTCCAGATATTTTTGGAAATGTTTTCGGCGAACCTTGCGTAGTTGTATGTTGAGATGATTGAGTATGGCTTCAATTTCCTGTAGCTGATTGAATCTATGTTCGGTAATCCCAGGCAAGGCCGTGATATTTTTTTCCACAAGACCGCCTATACGTACATCACGTTTGGCATCTTCTAGTTCGCGTTCGTAATGAGCTATAAAATCAGGAATGTTACCAAGATTAGCAACTACCTTGCTATACCACATTAATAGTCATCGTCCTCATAGTCTTCGTCATCCTCTTCCTCTTCCTCTTCCTCGTGATCTTTGAGGTAGTGTGCTAGAGCACGTTTGACTTCGCTGTCGCTTTTGAATACATCCTTGATTTCGTCTGCACCTACGTCATTGTCAATCAGGACTGATACCAAGGTTTCGGCTGCTTCCGAACGATCCACAGTGTTTACGTAACGCTTGAGCTCGTCCCAAATTTCTTTGCTTAGTTCTACTGACATTCTTATTCCTCCGTGGCTGTTTCTTCAGTACTTACCGTTTCTTTCTGATTTGCAAAGTCAGCCATGACCTTGTCCAAACAACCTTCTTCGTTGCTTTCCCAAGCCTTGCGGAACTGTTTGATGATCTCACCATCTGACGTCACAAACATGAGTCGGTTGCCATCTTTCTTTAGCAAACCTTTCTTTTCGGCCAGGTCCACTAGACCGCTATAGGGATTCATACCTGTTTCATAAGGAATCTTGACCTGCACACCTTCAAAAGGTTTGGCATAGCGTGTTTTCATTACTTTACAACCGGCACGGATGCCCATGACTTCTGAAATCTTGTTGCCGTCTTCGTCCTCTTTGAGTTTCATTTTCTTCATGGCAACTACAATAGAGCTGGCATAGATAAAACCTTGTCCGCCTGAGATCTTGTCATCTGGATCAAACATGTCTTGACTTGCGTATGTGTGATTGGTACACACAAGGCCCACATTGTAACTACCAAACATGTTGACACAATTACGCACCAGGGCAGTGAGTGCCTTGGGCTTGCGACCCAAGTCACCTTTCATTTCACCTGCATCAAACTGATTGACATCAGTTGGAGTAAGCAACATGCCCAAGCTGTCAATGATAAACATGACCTTGGGACGCTCGCCGTCGGGCAGGGCCTTGTAGTCAGCCATGAATGTTGAAATGGTCTTGGCCACGTCATCAATCATGGCCATGCTTAGTTTAAGCAGTTTGCTTTCGCTGGTATCTACACCAAGAGCCTTGAGCCAATCTTCGTCCAAGGCGTTCTCTGAATCAATCAACACAACAAAGATGCCTTGTTGTTGTGCGTTTCTGGCAATGTTGCCCGAGCAGATATAACTCTTGCCTGCGCCCGACTCGCCGGCAAACACAGTGACCTTGCCAAGTGGAATACCTTTGTTGAAGTCCCCCGAGATCAAGTAGTTGAGTGCAAAATTGCCTGTACTGATCCAGTCAGTGGGATCGTTGAATCCAATACTGAGTCCGTCAATGCTCTTGGTGATTTCCTTGCGGAACTTTGATACGTCAAATGGTTTGGCCATGCTTGTTTCCTTTAGTTTAAAATGATTATACTACATATTTCCAGTGCTGTCTACTTCATAATTTATGGATTTGGTCAAATACGACTTAGTTTTAAATGTCACTGTTGACCTATGATTAATCAACGATTCGGCATCGTCTGCCGATGGACATTGGGCGCAGATACGATTTGGTTTGCCAAAATTGTCTACAAATGCTTGTAATTCTTTGTCACTGCAATCGGCGGTCAATCCTGGATCAATATAAGGCAACCAGCTGTCAATGTTTGGACTGCCCATTCGTTGCAAGATTCTAGGAGTCAATGCCAAAGTGCCGCATTTCCAAATTTTTCCATCCAACAACATTGGACAACGTTTTTGCACACAAATTTCAAAAGACCTGGCTGGATTGTTGTTGTGTGGCATCATGTTTTCATATTCGTTCTTGAACGTTTTGACAAATTGTACCGGACGTGCGATTTGAAAGCGCATTCCGCTGGGAGAAACAAAACGATTAATACCGAATTCGGTGATAGGCGTCCAGGGTTTGTACTGCATGATACGCTCAATGGTATTGTTTAATCCCGGATCATCTACATGGTATGATATTTTTAACACCGCATTACCAACAGAATCCAATAGATCCACCAAGTCAAAATGTTTGTTTAATAACAATCCATTGGTAACCATTCGTATTTGTGCATTAGGCAAAAGGTCTCTGATTCCTTGTATGTAATCACGTATATGCGGGTTCATCAATGGTTCACCACCAATGATTCCCACAGCCTGTATATCCAATCGAGGCACCCATGCTTCTAGCCAAGACTTTCCTTGACTCCAGGGCACATATCCTTGATGTTTGAGATCAGAAAACGTTGTGCAACCATGACATGACAAGTTGCAAGCACTGGTTAACATAATCTCAAGGAATTCAAGACTTGGTTTATTCATTGTTTAGATACTTTCCACTAAAGTAATGATCATAATTGTATTCAATATTTTCTTTCTCTAGTTCATATAAATCTTGCCAGTCTGTGACTGAAAGTTTTTGAAATTTGGAAATCATCGAAAGCAGTTCTATTAATCTTTCCACAGGGTTTTTGATTGTGTCAAATCTATAATCAAACAAGTTTTTATACAAACGGAATCCATAGTAATTTTCCAGGTGCGCATGCCAGTTTGGCTGTGCATAACTTAAAAATAATCCACGAGTGACTATACTGTAAAAGCATTTTTCAGAAATCAAAGGATAATAACTTGTGGCCATGGTTTCACTGA